AGACCGCCTAAAAGTGCTGGTGCTAACTGTGGAGCAAATACAATCGCTGCAATGCCTACGATTGGCTTAATAACATCACTCATGATTAAGCCTCATTAATATGGCATTATTTTCAATACGTCTTGTCACAATGCTTTTTTCAATATGATCATATGTCCAGTAAAAAAATTGATTAATACAAACGCCAACGCCGCGATCCCAAAGAATGACATCATCAGCTCTAGCATGCTTAACACGCTGACAAAAACTATCAAAAAACCCAATGTGATCTTTGCGCGCTAAGAATTTATTTTGATGCTTTACAAAAGTTTCAAGATCACGCCATGTCCATTTACCCCAGACCTCTGGTAGATCGTATTTATGATCTAAGTATGCAATCGTTTCTGTAAAGCAATTTTTCATATTAAACCGTCTTTTGTCTGCCCCAGTAAATAACTTCGCTTATTGCGTCTACAATAGAGGTAAATTCATTCTGCGAATAAGTGCGAGCTGGATATGGCTTTTGCCAATAAGTAAATTTAGTCGTAAGCTGCGCGGTAAATGTTTTTGTCGTTGCGTTAAAGGTATCAATTACACCTTCAAATAAAACGTAAGTGTCTTTAGTGAGTCCAGATATTTCTAATCTAGGATAAGCTACAGATGAGTTTTCACTAATGCCGTAATCATAAGACTGGCCATCGACTGTTTCAGTTGGCGGCGTCATCAGTACGCGCTGTATTTTAGCTCTGTTGTTACGCCACTCTTTTGCTAGTGCAGTCGCTGTTAGCTCTTCATTGATGTTATCGATGGTAACATTAATGCTATCAGTTGCCATTGTAAAATCTTCAGTTAAACGATCAAAGGTAATTGATAATGGCGTGTACTCATTTGTGCCGTCATAGACAAACACATCATGATCTGTAAAGCGCAAAGTTTCATCAAAAGATCCAGCAAGCGTGTACATATCAAACTCAAAAAGATGAATCATGCCCATCTGCTCGTTGTTTCTTACATTGGTGGTCACTGTCTTACTCATAGCAGCTCCACAATCTTAGCTTTACAGACATAGCGATTGTCTAAAAGCCTTTCAAATTTAAAACTATCTTCCATAAATCCAGCATTGGTTTTTGTGCCAGATCCTAATCCATTTGCGCCTTCTGGCGGCATACCAAACTGTCCCATAATGCCGCCTTTTTTACGATAAAAAGTCAGCAGTGTTAAGAACTCACTTTCAGACAAATGCCAGTTCAGTTCCCAGACTTTTCTAAGGCCGCCTTTATCTTTTAAATGTCTTGCAGAATTACCAATGTTAGAAGCATTGACATTGGTTGTATATTCAAAAACAATCTTGTTTGGCTGCGCTGAATTTAAAACCGTTGTAAATGACGTATCACTAGAAGTTACTGGTGAATAACTAGAGCTTTGTGAAAACTCGTTTTGATACTGCGTGTAGTTAAAAAAAACCGAAGTAATCATTTTAATTTGGCCGCTATAGACTTGCGGCGCAACCACAGTAAATTTAAACTCTTTAAACGCCCAAACGCTTGCATTAAGTCCAATTGATGTATCTCTAAGATCGTGTATATCATCCGCATCAATAATGACTGTAGAGGCGTGATTAGCTTCATAAACGGTGACTAAGGCATCGAACTGAGTCTTAGTTAGGCCATCGTAGCTTATATCCATAGAAATCGCTGGAACACTGTTTCTAATAATGCGCTGATTGTTTGCATTATTGAACTCTAGTGCAGAGCCTTGTTTAGTCCACTCTTCAACTTTTATGTTGTTGTGGTTGGCCATAATAGTTGATGTAATATTATTCATTAGCCTACCATCTGTATTGTTCTTCTAACCGATCCATTAGTTAGCAGTGAATTGTTAATAACAGACTCAATCGTGTCACGGTTATTTACTAAATAACTATTAAAGCTGGCTGCATCTATAGCTTGCACATTAAAGTTAATTTCAGCTGTTGTGTGCTGCGATGATCCGCCCAGCTCATGATTTGGAATAATCGTGCCAGCACTATCAGGTACAAATAATTCTGCGCCTTTCTCCCCTACAATTGATGGCCTACCCACTGGCGGCCTACCGCCATTCGCAAAGAAACCACCAAATGCTCCTACAAGTGCTTTGCGGAGTTGCAAGCGTATTAGATCTGCTAGTATGGCTTTAAATAATGATTTCCAATTGGTTTTAACACCCATCATCATATTGACAATGGCATCTTCAGCGCTTCTAAGTGCGCCTTCTGTAATACTTGCTAACGATAAACTGCCGTTTTTAACACTGTTAAAATAAGATTCGAAACCCTCTTTCATTTCTTCATATACAGTTTTAGTCGATTCTTTTATAGCATTATTTGATTCTTCTGCTTGAGTTACTAACACTTCCATTGAATCCCCAAGCATTACAATATGCTGTCTACCACTTAATAGGCTATCGACAACAGAATCAAAGCTTATTTTCATTTTGTCACCTGTTTGACCACCAGCCTCTCGTAAAATTCTAAGTTGATCTTCTACATTAGAAATTTCTGCTGCCATTCTATCAGTGAAAAATTTTGTTCCTTTATCACTGAATGTCACTGTATCCCAAAAATCAGCAGAAAATCTTTTTGCGGCAGTATCAAGATTTTGTTTTAATTTTAAAATACCATCACCGTTATTACCAAAACCATCTGTACCAAAATCTGTTTCAGCAGATTTTAAACTTATTAATTGTTCTTCTAATTTTTCAATTTCAGTTCCAAAACCTAGTGACACTTTAATCTTTCGAGTAAATTCTATAACTCCATTTGATATAGATTCTAAAGATCTTAAAATCATAACAGCCGCATCAATAAACATATTTGCCATTGATCTTGCAATTGCAGCAATCCCGCCATCAGTATTTTGGACTTTTAAAGTAATAAACTCTATTATTGCATCAGTCATTGCTCTTATTGATGGCGCTAAAGCTGCTACGGTTTGTGCAAAAGTTGAAGTCACAAAAGATTTGAGTCTGGTAAATGAATCGTTGGCTGCCTCCACTCCAGCAGCTGTTTCACTACTCATAACTAAACCTAACAACTCTGCTTCTTTCATAGCTTCACGCATAGCTTCTGAGCCGCCATTCAGCATATTAATCATTTTAGCGCCGCGTGCGCCAAAGAGTTTATAAGCAAGATCTGCTTTCTCAGTTGCATTAGTCATGCCAGCAGTGACATCAGCAACGTCATCCATGACTTCCATAACTGTTCTTAATGAACCATCAGCATTTGCAACGCTAATGTTATGTTTTTCAAAAACGTCTTTAGCAAGACCAACACCGCGTGACATATCAGCCATGTTGATAGCTAATTTTTGTACTGCTTTATCAAGCTGTGTTGCCTCTAAACCGCCTAATGATGCAGCATGTCTAAGTGCGCTTAACTCTTCAACACTTACACCAATGGCTCTGGACATTTTGGCCATTTCATCAGTTGCATCCATTGACTTCTTAACAAAAAAGCCAATACCCGCTATACCCGCCGCTGAGATAAACGCGGTTTTCATTGAGAAGATAGATTTACGGATCGAGTTTAAAGATCGACCAATCGCCTTAAAAGCTCTTTTGGTTCTATCTTCTAACTTTATAGTGTACTTAGCTGTTGCGTTAGCCATTCTTACTATTCCTCTTTATCTCAAAATATGCCGCCCATGTTATTAACTCCACAGTCGACAGCTCCATAATCTCATCCAGTGACTTGTGCAAAACCTCGCCCAGTTGCAAACAGAAGTGCAGATCGTGATCTTGCTTTATTGCTTTTTTGCATCTTCTACCGTGGTTTCGTTATCCGCTATCACTTCAACAACTCGCGAAATGACTTGTATGTCATACTCGCGCATCATCTCTTGCAGTTCTGGCTCTCTCCAGATTGGCTTACCTTCTTTATCTAGCGCTCGCATAATCAATGACATGCAAACACTTTCAACAACTTTGCCTTTATCGTACAGACTCATGATGCGACCTTGTTTTTTGCCATTAATTGCGTTCTTGTAATAAATCTTGCCGCCCCATTCTGGAACATCGAGTTCATTTAACTCACCCGATAGTTTGTCCTTAAACTGACTTTTTGCGTTCTCCTTAATGCTCATGTGTTACACCGTAGCTAGTGTTAGTGCGCCAGTACCACGAAACGAAAATGACACTGCAACAATATCATCCATCGCTGCGCTGCGATCTACTGACTCTACAAGTCCAGTTCCTGTGTAATATTTATCACCTGTCGATGCACCTTCAAAGTAAAACTTCAATGTTGCGGAAGCTCCAACTGTTAGTGCTGTTTGCGCTGTATCGGTTTCATCTAAAAAACACTCAGCTGATCCAGACCAGTTGGTTGTTCCCGCTGAAAATGTCTGCGCTGTATCAGATAAAACAGTTGTGTCAATCATTGTTGCGTTTTCAGTAATCTGCCAGCTTTTTAACTCGCCAACTGCATCTGTGCCAACATGCACCAATCCTTCGCTGCCGTTATGTGTTGCCATTATTCTTGCTCCTTTTCTTTAGGTTTAGTTTTAGTAGTTGTGGGTTTTTCTTTAAGCGACCACCCTCTTGCTTCTGCGTTATGCACTTGTGATGGATGCACCACAACTGCTTCAGATCCTTTTTTATACATTTTTGGCATATAACCTCCTATGCGATAATTGTTTCAACATCCGTTTTATTAACTCTATACATTGCCATAAAGCGCATTGTCATTAAGCCAAAAGGCTGCTCCGCCTCTCCAGACAGCTCAATATCTAAGCCGTCATAATCAAATTCTTTACAAGTATTACTAAGCGTTGTATCACCATTTGCAAATATGGCATCCTCAATCTCAGCGCCAATCTTGTCTAAATCATCTTCCAAACTATCAGCAGCTTTTGCTCTGACTTCAACCATAACATTCAGCATTCTGAATTGCTTGTTATGACTTTCATCTCCAAGCTCTTCACTCAGCGTATAAACCGATATACACGGCAGCGCATCATGATCATAAACGCGCGAGTTAAACACCCTAGATTCAGTTGTAGTCAAACCTGTTAGGGTTGTCATTAGCTGATCTCGTATTTGTTTTCTCGCATGAGCCATTACTGCCTCTCTAAAATTAAACTCATAAGTCCTGTGCCATCTGGCTGCCTTCCAGCGACTTTATAAGTTTGATCTAAAATCTTTATTGTTTTTTCATGAGTCAACTTTTCAACATCTTTGGCTGCGCATGTAAATACTGGTCTTACGCCTTCGATGCCGTTTACTTCAACAAATTGTG